TAGATCCTTGGTGGGCAGAACGTTTAGATATGCCCAATCTTACTCCACGCTGGATCTTACAATACTGGGGTACAGAAGTTTGTCGTAAAGGCTTCCACGACGATATCTGGATTGCCAGTTTAGAAAATAAACTACGTAACAGTAAAGACGATGTTGTAATATCAGACTGTAGATTTCCCAACGAAATTAAGTCAATTAAAGATGCTGGCGGCATTATTGTATGGGTTAAACGTGGCGAATTGCCCGAGTGGTATGACATTGCTGTACAGGCAAATCAGGGCAATAATGTGGCAATCAACGAATTAAAAATGAAGAAAATTCATGCCAGCGAAACCAGTTGGGTGGGTACAAATTTCGATGTAGTGCTAGATAACAACGGCAGTATTGACGATTTATATGATGAAGTTAGAAGTCTGGTGTTAGATCGCCTTGCCGCCACTTCACACCTTCGCGATGTAAAGAACGTTGACAGTTTGCACACACAGTTTTAAGATTAGCGGGTCTACAATTAGTTAAGTCTCCGTCTACATGGAAAACATTAAACACTTCTTTAAACTTACTTTTGTACCCGCACTTTTCGCAGTAGTCTTTTTGTCTATAGCCTAGTCTATACCATGTAGGCATACCCTGGCTAGTGCCACTGGCACAGCCATCACACTTAGTTCTATAATAAGCACGTTTGTTCTTATAATAGTTTATAGCACAGGGCTTCTTTTGACAGATCTTGCATAAAGGTCGCATAAACTATTTATACCACCCCTTTTCGGACCCTTTTCATGGTTGTATAACAGAGCATTTTACCTTATCTCCGCTAAATATTGTTAGAGCTTAAAAGAAGAGCTAATTAGGAGATAAGGATATGGCTTTAACTTCCCCAGGCGTACAGGTTTCCGTAATTGACGAAAGTTTTTACACACCTGCTGAACCCGGTACACGCCCACTGTTTATTGTTGCTTCGGCACAGGACAAAACCAATGGTGCTGGTACAGGTACAGCATCAGGTACATTAGCCGCTAACGCCGGCAAGGTTTATTTAATTACAAGTCAACGTGATTTAGTTGACACATTTGGCGACCCAACATTCCGTGTTGACGCTAACAACAATCCAATACATGCGGGTGAGTTGAACGAATACGGCCTACAAGCCGCTTACAGTTATTTAGGTGTAAGTAATAGTGCATTCGTTGTTCGCGCTGACTTAGACTTGGAAAAACTAGTGGCAAGCGCAGACGCTCCAGGCGGTGCACCAGCAGATGGTACATTCTGGTTAGACAGCGATGCAACTACATATGGTATTTTTGAATGGAACGGTGCTGCCGCTACTTCAACAGGCGGACAGAGTTTTACTAACAAAGTTCCAACAATCGTTACAACTGGTACTCCAGCAAACAGCGTTGGTGCAGTTGGTACATACGCAATTTCATACAATGCAAGCAATACATCAAACGGACACTTGGTAAAAGTTTATTACAAGAGTGCGTATGATACAGACGGAAGCACAGGTACAGCAAGTTGGGTACAAGTTGGTTCAAACGCATGGGCAACAGCTCATCCTGTAATTACTCCAACAGTAAGTGGTTACACACCAGGTGCTACTCCAAGCGGAGCAACATTGTCATTTGCAGTTAACGGTGGCTCAGCACAAAACGTACTTACAACTGGTATAACTATTGACTCATTAGTTGACGATATTAATTTAGCGGCTATTGCAGGTGTTGGTGCTCGTAAAGTTAACGGCGCACTACATATTTTCGCAACAACTAACGACGTTAATACTATTGCTATCAGCGCGGCAAGTCCAGCAACACTAACAGCATTGGGTATGGTAGCAGGTACATATTATGCTCCAGACTTCAAGATCAGTCCACACACTGACGTTCCACTATGGAAGCGTAATAAGAGTGGAAACGTTGCTCGTCCAACAGGATCTGTATGGATGAAGACAACAGAACCTAACTTAGGTGCTCGTTGGAGAGTTAAGATTTACAACGGTGCTACTCAGTTGTGGGATGAAGCAAGTGCTCCATTGTATGCAACTAACCAAGATGCTAACTTCGGTATTGACCCAACTAAGGGCGGATTTGGCATTCCTGTTAACTCTGTATATGTACAATACAACTATGATGAGTTTGTACAACCTTTAGCAGAATTCCGTGTAATGCGCAGAGCACGTAGCGGTTCTACAGTGGTCAACACAGTTCAAATTGGTTTATCAACATTAACCACAGGACAAGATTATGCTATCAGTCTTGGTGCTAGCCAAGCAGGATCTGCTACATTAGCAGAAGGTGTTGTAACATTTACAGCATCAGGTGTAGCCGCAACAACAGCCGCAAATATCGCTGCCGCAATCAATAGTGCTAACATTGGTGACATTGAAGCCAGTGTAACTACAGACAATCGTGTTAAGATTGAGAATACAGTTGGCGGAGATATTCGCTTTGCTGATGTAGGCGACAGTGCAACTGGTGCTTCAGCAGTTGGTAAACTAGGATTTATCAGCGAAAATACAAACGTATATGTATTGGGTGAAACAGATGACACATACGAGTATGTTGCTTCTAACTGGATTCCACGTACATTTGCTGGCACAACACAAAGTTATTTCATCGACACAGCCGCTCCGACTACACTAGTTGCAGATGGCGAACTATGGTATAGTTCAGTAGTTGATGAAGTTGATTTGATGATTCACAATGGTACAACATGGGTAGGTTACGGTAATTTCTACGGTGACACAGACCCAGCAGGTCCTATTGTAAGTGCTACAGAGCCAACATTGTTTGCTGATGGCACAACAGAAATTGACGCAGCCGCTGATGGCCAAATTTGGATCGACACCAGCGACATTGAAAACTATCCAGTAATCAAGCGTTGGAACGGTGACTTACTAAAGTGGGAAACACTGGACGTAACAGACCAAACTACAGAAAATGGTGTATTGTTTGCTGATGCACGTTGGGCAACTACTGGTGCCGCAGACGAGCCAGCAACAATCGCAGAACTATGGATCAGCGATTTCTTAGACTTCGATGCTCCAGATCCTGCACTATATCCACGTGGTATGATCCTATTCAACCTACGTAGAAGTGGCTTTAACGTTAAGCGTTTTGTACGTAACTACGTTGACCTAACTGCTGACAACGGCAGAATGGGCGATGTATCAATGGAAGCCTACTATCCACATCGTTGGGTTACTGAGTCTGGCAATCAAGCAGACGGCAGTGGTTCATTTGGACGTCACGCACAGCGTAAGGTTATTATCCAAGCATTACAAGCATTGGTAAACAGCAATGAAGATATCCGCGATACAGAAGTTCGTTCATTCAACTTAATGGCTTGCCCAGGATATCCAGAGCTAATTGGCGAAATGGTTTCATTGAACTTTGACAGAGGTTTAACAACTTTTGTTGTAGGCGATACTCCTCCACGCTTAACTCCAGATGCTACAACAATTAATGACTGGGGTAACAACGTTGCTCTAAGTCTACAAGACGATGATAACGGACTTGTAAGTTACGATGAATACTTAGGTGTGTTCTATCCATGGGGCTTTACAAGTGACAACGCAGGACGCGACATTGCTGTCCCTCCAAGTCACATGATTTGCCGCATGATTGCACTAAGTGACCAAGTAAGTTATCCATGGTTTGCACCAGCAGGAACACGTCGTGGTGGTATTACTAACGCAACAGCAGTTGGTTATGTAACCAGCGAAGGCGAGTTCCAATCGGTTGCTCTAAATGAAGGACAACGTGATACATTGTATAACGTAAAAGTTAACCCAATCACATTCTTCACTGGAGCAGGTTTAGTAAACTTTGGACAGAAGACTCGTGCAAGAAACGCTTCTGCCCTAGATAGAATCAACGTAGCACGTTTGGTAATTTACCTACGTAGCCAGTTGAACAAACTTGCTAAACCATACATCTTTGAACCTAATGACAAAATCACTAGGGATGAGATCAAGCAACAAGTTGAAAGTCTGTTGCTAGAGTTAGTCGGACAACGTGCTCTATATGACTTCTTAGTTGTGTGTGACGAAAGTAACAACACACCTAACAGAATCGATAGAAACGAATTGTATGTAGACATTGCTATTGAACCAGTGAAGGCTGTGGAATTCATTTATATTCCAGTACGCTTGAAGAATACTGGTGAAATTGCAGGGCTATAAGGCTAAGATAAATAATTACAGGAGATTATAGAGAATGTCTATTTCAACACTAAGCAGATTATCGGTGCCCTTAGCCAGTGACCAATCAGCAAGCTCACAGGGCTTGTTGATGCCAAAACTGTCTTACAGATTCAGAATTTCATTTGAGAATTTTGGGGTATCAACACCAACAACAAACTTAACCAAGCAAGTTGTTGAAGCAAAACGTCCAGAAGTTACATTTGATTCTATAGAATTGCCAGTGTACAACAGCCGTGTTTACATGGCTGGTAAACACAAGTGGAACCCAATCACATGCAAGTTACGTGATGACGCCACAGGTGAAGTACAGAAGTTAGTCGGTGAGCAACTACAGAAACAATTTGACTTTTTTGAACAAAGTTCGGCAGCATCTGGTATTGACTATAAGTTTACTACTAGATTAGAAATGTTGGACGGCGGTAACGGTGCTAACGTTCCTACAGTTTTAGAAACTTGGGAAATTTACGGATGCTTTTTAACAACAGCGTCTTATGGCACTGTAAACTATGGTAGTAACGACGCAGTAACTATTGATTTAACTATTCAGTACGATAACGCAATCCAGAGCCCACAGGGTACTGGTATTGGTACAGCAATAGGAAGAGCTGTAGGAACTCTCGCTACTGGTGGATAATTAGTTCCGGGAGCAAGCAAAGAGGACACTTAGGTGTCCTTTTTCTTTATCTACACACTTTTTCTTAGCCGATAAATAATTGTATGGCAAACTTACTCAACGGTTTTTTAAATAACGTAGGACAAGGACTAGGTAACCCTAAAGGTACACTAGGCGATTTCCAACACGCGGCAAGACTTTATAATAGTCAGGCTATGCGACTTGCTCCCAAGGGCAAGTGGATGTATCACGTGGTATTCAACATTAATCCACGTGCATTAGGATCAGCAAAATTTGATATACAAAAGCATGGTACTGCTATCAATATGTTGGTTAAATCTATTGACCTTCCTAAGTTTAGAGCACAAGTTGAAAAGCCACTACAGTATAATAGAAAAAGACAAATTCATACCAAGTTAGAGTATGATCCAATTAGTGTAGGATTCCATGATGATAACTTTGGCCTAACAACAAACTTGTGGGCCATGTACTACGGTTACTACTTTGCAGACAGCAAGCACGGTGGCAGTGCTGGATCGACGGCCGCTGGCTCGTTGTTGTCTGGTGTAGGAAATCTAATAGCAGGATTTATACCAGGTAGTAATGGACTGCTAGGTGCAGTTAAAGGATTTTTAGGTAATTCAGATGCTGGTGTTCCAGCCGCTTATCAGCGTAACAGTTATAAAGGATCTGCACTAAACACATATCGTTATGGCCTTGACAACGGCAGTAGTGCTCCTTTCTTTAGTAGCATACAGATATTCCAATTAGCAAGACACCAGTATCAGAGTTATACATTAATCAACCCAGTGATTACAAGTTGGACACACGATAGTCTTGCTACCAGCAGTACTGAAGGTTCAGGCAATACTATGCAGGTTGCCTACGAAGCAGTCATATATGGCGCTGGCGCAGTTAGTAGAGGTAATCCAAAAGGATTTGCCACAGAATTTTATGACAATCAACCTAGCCCATTAGGACTATTAGGCGGGGGTGTAACCAGTTTATTTGGTCAAGGCGGTGTGCTAGGAGGCATAGGAAGTATTCTAAGCGACCTAGGACCTGGAGGCAACGGCTTTACACTAGGTACACTTATTAAAGGTATTAACACCTATAACAACGCTAAGAAACTAACAAAAGAAGGTCTCCGCCAAGAAGGATTTAATATTTTTAAATCTGCACTAGGCGCCAGTACTGGTATAGATGTCAGCGGAGTAGCCAACGTATTGTTTCCTAAACAAACTGGCAGGGGTCAGACTAGTGGAACTCCAGCCGTTCCGCCGAAAGAAACAGCAAAAACAAATACTCCAGACCAACGTGCGGCCGCTCTGTCTAAAAATCCAGGTGCTAAAACTGCACTGGTAGACTTGGCTGTTAAGTCGGGTGTTGTGCCACCTGGTGCCAATGCCGCAGCCGCAGTAGATTCTCTAGTTAACTCTGGTAGAAATGTTAAACTAAATGGTCTAGCAGATAAAGTAATTTCAACAGCAGGATAATTATGACAAACATAGTACAAAGCAGTAACTTACCACAAACAGAACAAACAGACTCGGGTGAAAAAGTAAAATCATTTTTCGATGCTTACTTTATTGAACCTATTAGTTTTCCAGCAGAACAGATTGATGCCACTGTTGGCTTCTTTCAAAAACGAGGGTTCGATGATCTAGCCAGTCAGTCCACTGCTATTGTGTTACTACAACAGGCAAAACTAGATGGTGTAAATGTGTTTACGTTGTTGGACACACTGAAAGGCCTAGAGGATCTTAAACTAAGTGCTGTGGTTGCAGAAGTACTTAACTATAATAGACAAAAGATTTCTACACTAGGTTATCGTCAACAAGGTCAAAGCGACCTGCTAGAAAGCAGAAACATCGTAGTTTAATATGGCCAGCAAATTTGCTCAAGGAAAGTTCGCTCTAAAATACCCAGAAAAATACATGGGCAATAAAACTCCTACCTATCGTAGCAGTTGGGAATGGGCAGTAATGCAGATGTTCGATAACAACCAAGCCATTGAAAAATGGGGTAGTGAAGTTATTAAAGTTCCTTACAGAGATCCGCTGACTGGTAAACACACAATTTATGTACCAGATTTTTTTGTAGTTTATAATGATAAAAACGGACGTAAACACGCAGAAGTTTGGGAAGTCAAACCTGCTAGTCAAGCAGTATTAGAAAAAGTTGGACGTAGTAAAACCAACCAAGCGGCCTATATTAAAAATATGGCCAAATGGGAAGCCTGTCGTGCTTGGTGCAAGCAACAGGGAATAATGTTTAGAGTTGTATCGGAAAATGATATTTTCCATAACGGCAAGCGATAAGTACTGTATGACTAAAAAACTTGAAGAATTATTAAATTTACCTGAAAATCAAGAAATCGTTAAAAGCGAAGAAAAGAATCACAGGAAAGCAGAAAAGCAAATAGCTCGCGACAATGCTCCAGCAGAAAATTTATTCCGCGATATTGGAGAAATTGACAAGATTGCGGCCGCACTGCCTCAGGTTAAAGGTCTGGGAGATATTGCAGATAGCGAGCTAGATGCATTGGCACAGAAAGCCACTGATGCCTACGATGATTTAGTAGATTTAGGTATGAACGTTGAACCGCGTTATAGTGCTAGAATTTTTGAAGTAGCACAGACAGCACTTAAAAATGCCATAGATGCTAAATCAGCAAAAATAGATAAAAAGCTCAAGATGATTGAACTACAGCTCAAGAAGCAGAAGTTAGATCAAGAGTCTAAGCCAGCAGGGGACGAGGACGATATTCAGGGCGAAGGATACCTGATTACAGACCGCAATAGTCTGCTGGAAAAATTAAAGAATATGAAATAAATACAGTAGTGGGGAAAACTATGAAATCATTTAACGAATACTTGACAGAAAGCAAAAAAACATACGAGTTTAAGATTAAAATCGCCGGCGACATCGACGAAGAACTTAAGACTAAACTTAAAGGCGCCATGGAACGTTTTTCCGTGGTAAAAATGGATAACGGCAAACGACTACCTATTGCAGAGCGTCATTTAGATTTTCCAGAATTAGAGAATACCAATGTTACAGTATTCAGTGTTGAAGTTAATTACCCTACTACCACACAAGTTTTAGAAAACTATGTTAGTCAAGTATGCGGCTGTGAACAGAACCGTGTACGAGTTCGTACTGCTAATCAAGACGCAGAACACGCAGAATTAAAAATTAAAGAAAAAAACAGTTTAGATGATACGCTTCTTGCTACCGAAGAGTTAGGCGGAGAAAGTGCGCAGGATAAAGTTGGACAGAAACACATTTCAAATTTCTTAAAAGACTTGGCCGCAGACGCAAAGTCTCGCGCACATCCTAACGCACCTAAAGAAAAAGCATCTGAAATGCCAGAGTCTGGGGCTAGTATTAGTCCAATTGGCTCCAAAACTCTAAAAGGAAAAAAATAATCATGGACATGAAGAAAATACTAGGCATCGTTACCGGTGTCAAACAAGAAGCACAAACAACACAGTTGAACGAGAATATCGAAGAGTGCGGCATGCCAGGCGGCATGAGTTCTCCAAGTACACCCCCAGTAACTATGAGTGTAAACTTAAATGCACAAGGTGTGGACAATATCAAAGAATTACTAAACTTGATGCGCACAGCAGAGTCAGGTATGGGTCACGATCACAGTCCAGCACCAATGGGTATGCCAATGCCAGCAGTTGGTTTAGACATGCCAATTAAAGTTACTAAAATTTCTGGCGACGAGCCAGAAGACGACATGGGCGATGAACCAGATATGAAGCCAGCAGGTTCAGACGGCGACCGCGGTATGGATCAAATTAGAGATCTTATTGCAAAGGCAGACAAGCCTAAAGAATATTCAAACAGTCCTGAAGAAGCATACTCAGGTGTTGATAGTGTAACTACAGATGCAGGTGGCGGTATGCAAGAACCTAAGGATCCAGCAGACATTCGTGTTAAAGATCCAAGTGGTTACGATAATGCTGAAGAAGCCTATGCTAACGAACCAGACGAAAAGTACAGCGATCACAACACAATGATCAAAGACTTGTCAGGTGGATTGAATAGAGAAAAGCAACAATATGCTAAAGCACAAGATGGCGACAACGCTATGGCTGTGAGAGCAGAAAGTATTCGTCAAGCATTAGATCAACGTTATAGAGAAATCAAAGAAGCAACCATCGAAAGAACAGAACGTACTCCCCAGATTCTGCCAGCAGGCACAACTCCACCAAGAAACTGGAGATCTCAGGGTCCACTTGCTGATTACGCACCACCACAAGAACCTTGGGCACGATTAAGTCGAACACCCGAGTGGAGACAACTTCAGAATAACTTAGAAACGGCTATGAACTCAACAGATGACGGTGCGATTGCTAGAATAGAAAAAGCTCAAGCAGACATTAGAGCGTTTTTAAACAAAAATGGTCAAGGCCCTCGTTAACGCCACTAGACAAATTCGTCGGCGGTTAGCACCACGTTTTAAAACGGTGCCAAATAGGCTCTTCGGAGCCTATTTTTTTCATTAAATAAACATATGGCAAGTAAATCATTAGACGGCGTACTAATTAAGAAGGCTAACCGCCAAGAACGTTTCACGGAACAGCAGATCTCTGACCTAGCTCAGTGTGCTGATCCGGAAACTGGTTATCTATATTTTGCTAAGAATTTCTTTTATATACAGCACCCGGTTAAAGGTAAGTTATTATTTGAACCATTCGAGTATCAAGTAAACTTACTGCATAGTTACCACAATCACAGATTTAACATCAATATGTTACCACGTCAGAGTGGCAAGACTACCTGTGCGGCTGGTTACTTGTTATGGTATGCGATGTTCCACCCGGATCAAACAATTCTAGTGGCCGCACACAAATATACGGGCAGTCAGGAAATTATGCAACGTATTCGTTATGCCTACGAAGACTGCCCCGACCACATACGTTGTGGTGTAACAAACTATAATAAAGGGAGTATTGAATTTGATAATGGATCACGTATTGTATCAGCAACTACTACTGGCAACACTGGTCGCGGTATGTCAATATCCTTACTATACTGTGACGAGTTTGCATTTGTACAGCCAAACATTGCAGACGAGTTTTGGACATCTATTTCGCCAACACTAGCCACTGGTGGTCGAGCAATTATTACTTCAACACCCAACAGTGACGAAGATACGTTTGCTACTATTTGGAAAGATGCTGAAAAGAAATTTGACGA